AAATTTTAGTAGCCTCATACTTCCCACCCATCACATGAGTTAGTAAATACTGCGTCTGGTGTACAAGTCAACTGTTTCTCTTTCATTATAGACTCGAACTCACTACACCCTGCTAGTAAGGTTACTGCAACCTGTAATACTATTATTATTACTAAAGTTTGCATACACCATCCTCACAATTATTACAATCATTATCACTCGTAACCATATATTCCCCATTTCTATTAGACTTAAAAATAGTCGGAATTTTTTTAACTGTTGAAAAATGTTGTAATAAGTCTTGGAAATTTCTTTTCTGTGATCTCTCCATATAACTCTCATAGGATTCCTTATAATCCATTCCCCTGTCAGATGCCTTTTGGGCATAATCCTCTGATAAAAACTTACACATTTCCAATTTCTCTACAGTCATTCTATTCTCCTATTTCTGTCATTGCGAATATTATATTAGGTTTATCGCTATATCGCTTTCTAGCGTAAACTTCTACGACCTGTCGGTCATCCACAAAAAGAACCCCATTTAGGGAATCAAGTATTGCCTTTAGGTAATTATCTATATCGCACCCATTATCGCAATATTTTCTATTCTTTTCTTGCTTTTTTTTCTTAGTCCAAGATTTAGGTATTTTAACATTGAACTCTATATCTACACTAATCAATTTTTCAGAGGGTGTCGTGTCCATCTCACTTGTTAGTGCTTTCATATCTTCTTTGAACTGGGTGTACTTCTTAGGGTAGTAAGTAGACCAACGAGAAACTCTTGGCCTAGATGCAGGGCAAGGATCTATGTCAAAATATATCCTCATAATATCCTATATACCCATTCTTATCGGTTTGACTTGCATAGAAACCACCTGTAATAAGATCTATGTTTTGGATTGCCGACTTCAAGAGTTTTCTCATTTCAAGATCCCTCTCGGTATCTTCCTCTCTTGCAATTTCCATAGCCTCTCTTAGAGTGTCATTAACATCCTCTAATTTCTCTTTATGATTTCTTGTAAACATTGTACATAGCCAAATGATAATCTTCGTTTCTAGGTAGTTTTATTTGATATTCCCCTCCAAAGAAATCATCAATATCTCTCAGGAATTCGACAAACTCAGCAACCTCTAAATCCTTGGTCGATTCTATTCTGAATTGATTTTTGATTAGGTTCTTGGTTTCTTCCTTGGACTCACCCATTTCCCCTGCGATTATATCTCGCCAGGTATGAAAAAGCCTGTTCTGAGCATCACTCCTCTTAGGCTTATCTTTGGTGATTGATATTGTTGCTACTTCGCAATCAGGGTTGTCTTTCCAAAAGGTTTGAACTAAGGATCTAAAGATGTCTGCTTTAGGTTTATCTCTATAAATAATTCTGTTTACTATCATTACACCACAATCCTCTTTTTTTACTTTCTTTCTTCTTGTTGATAATTATTCTAGGATGCCACAACATACTATGTCTTACTGCGTGTTGTAGTTTGTTCCTAATGGGATGTGGCTTTTTATGGCTCACTTGCTCCAATCCCTTTTCCATAGTGGTCGGGATTTGGGTTGGTTTTCTTTAATAAATTTTTTGAGATTAAAGGTGGGATTTTGTTTTTTTTTATCCCACCCATCTGTATAGTTTATTATGTACCCTTTCTTTACAGTCCTAGCCATGATGATATTAAAACCACCACAACTATGCCTACAAAGATAGACATACTACGATTTTTCTTAATCATTTGTATGAATTTTTCCATAACTAATTACTCCTAAATTAAAGTCAATCGGACAACTCTTTTCTTATATCGCTATCTAATAGACGATAAATTATAAGTGTTGCGATTAAACCAACTAAACCAGCAGAACCTAACTCATGAACTATGCCGATTATCGTGCCAATAACATTGCCACCCAAAAAAGGTACTGAATGACCGAATACAATCTGTAGCACGATTGCAAGTGAGATCAACTTAATACCTACATTTATAGATGCATCAGCACCTTTCATAATTTTATCTAACATATATTGCTCCTTTAAATTAAACAAAGATTAGGACACAACATGCCCACCATGCCCATGGTTTTGTGTGTTATGCCCTAATTTTTATTTTTAAAAACTATAGGGGGATTATACCCTTTTTTATCATTAACCTTTGAGTATTTATTACTGCTCTTAGCATCTCCAATTCAAGAAATTCTTGTTCATAAGGTGGGTTCACTTGTTTCCTCCCATCATATATATCATGGCAGCTTAAGCATAAATACGCACCATGTATAGGATATGCCTTTAATCCCATTCCCCCACCATTTAGGTGAGCGAAAACCACAGTTTCATTATCGGGCATACAACCCTCTAATCTCATTTGGCAAGGCTTTCCCTTTGCCGACTTAGTGTACTTGTTCACCCTTATCAGATAAGCCATATATATCAATCTCCACATCTTTAAATTTAGAATAATCCCCATGAAACTCGCATTTCACAAAGCCGATTTGCCCCATTCTGTTCTTGGCAACTATCAATTCTGCCAACCCTCGGTCTGGGGTGTCCTGATGATAATATTCATCTCGATATACAAACATGACAATATCAGCATCTTGTTCAATTTCTCCTGAAGAGCGTAAATCGCTCATATACGGCCTTTTATTCTCTCGGCTCTCTACCCCCCTACTCAACTGAGAAAGTAGGATTACGGGTATCTGAAGCTCCTTAGAGAGGTATTTTAACTCCCTTGTTATGTTTCCTAATTCAGAAATCTCTCGACCTTTATCATATCTCATAATTTGCAGATAATCAATCAGAATTACATCAACACTTCTCTCCACATTCATTTTTCTGGCTATTGAAGAAATATCTTTTACGCTTAATCCACCCTTATCAATAATAGTCATGCTTTTGTTACCTGCATGGGCAAGTTTTTCGTAGAAGAATTGTTCTTCATTTTCAGTTAATTGGTTTCTTTCAATCTTGTGTAGGGGTAAATTTGTTTCGCTTGATACAATTTTCAGCATTAACTGTACCTGACTCATCTCCAGAGAGAAGAAAAGTACATTCTTTGCACTACTTAGGTGATTTGCTATGTTTAGAGCAAGTGTAGATTTTCCCATTGATGGCCTACCTGCCACAACATTCAACGATCCCTGCCTAAATCCTGAAGTGAGAGCATCTAAAGACTCAAAACCACTCGATAAACCTGTACCATTAACGCTGACATCATCTATATAATCTATTGTCTTAGATACAATATTCCTCATAGAGTTTTCATCTTTATCCAGTAACTCGTTTTCCAACTTCTGAATTTCATCAACAGTTACCTGATAATTGTCATAATCAATATTAAACTTTAGTAACTCAATGTCGTTTTTAATTCTGCAAGTACGGATATGTTGTGCATAAACATCAATATTGCTTGTGCCAATACAATCTTCAGTTAAGAAAGCGAGATCCTTAAAATCTACTGCCCATGACCTACTCTTAGGTTGTTCCTGTAATTCAATATAATCTCTTGCAGTTATTACATCAACAGGTTTTTTTGCATCAATCAACTCTACAATGCAATTAAAGATATACCTTAATTTATCACTACTGAAATCATCTGATACCAAGCCAGTACCTAGAACACGATCCAAACAGGGATCTAAAAGCAGACCACCTACAACCGACCTTTCAGCATCTAAAGAACTATAAATCTTTTTTAATTCCTTGTAGATAGTTTTTTTATTAGTTTTCATTTAAAAAATCTCTTTGCTTGGGGTAAAGCCTTGATTCAGCAATTTCTATATATTCAGGGTTCAGCTCTAAAAGAATTGCATTACGATTGTTGTTTTGAGCCACAAGTCCTGTTGTTCCACTTCCACCAAAAGGATCAAGGACTGTTCCGCCTTCAGGACACCCAGCCAAAACACAAGGCTCGATTAAATCCATTGGGAATACAGCAAAGTGCGCTCCCTTGAATGGCTTGGTGGTTACTGTCCAGACTGAGCGTTTATTTCTTTTCCCATTATTTCCTGCGCTGCCTTTTGTTCCTATGTTGCTACCAACACCCATTCCAACTTTTCTTGTTCTTTTTTTAACTATTGAGATGCTATCTTCTTTAATCACCTCATTGTCGTAGTAATACTTCATACTCTTGCTTAACAAAAAGATATATTCATGTGATTTAGTACAGCGATCCCTTACGCTCTCAGGCATTGGATTAGGTTTATGCCAGATAATGTCTTGCCTTAGATACCAACCATCTTGTTGTAGGGCAAAAGCAACTCTCCATGGTATGCCGATTAAGTCTTTAGATTTAAAACCATCTAATTTATTGTTTACTGCTGTTTTCTGTGCGTTTCTACCTTTCTTATGTTTTGGATCAACATGATTACCTTTATGTCCAGTACCACAATATGTATCTCCTAAATTAAGCCAAACAGTACCATCATCTCTAAGCACTCGTTTAACTTCTTTAAAAACCTTAACTAGATTCTCTACAAATTCCTCGGGTGTTTCTTCCAAACCAAGTTGCCCCTCATCTCCATAATCCCTTAACCCAAAATAAGGTGGACTTGTCACACAAGTATTCACGCTTTTAGGTGCAAGATTTCTTAGGGATTTTAGGCAATCGCCTTGTATTATTTCAACCATAGAAGTCTATACGCCTATCGTCTGCCCAATGTTCAGTCTGTATTTCCCTGTCCGTTTGGGGTTGTTGAGAGAGCCAAAAAGAAGATTGTTTTCTATCATCATCAGGTTCTTCACCATTAAATTCTTCCCAAATATCCAAAGCATCATCACCATATTCATCTAAATAAGACCTTTTGTCCATTATTCCACTTATGGCATCTTCCTGTGCTTGGTAATGTATATTTCCCATTTTACTCATCAAAACCCCCAAAAACAGTAATTTTTATATCTGTAAATTTAACTGGTTTACCTTTGTAATAGAATTGAAATTTATCATAGAAACAATCATCTACTTCTTGCACACACCTTTCTCCTAATTGTTCACCATCTAAACTTACTGCTCCATCATATTGTATGGCTGATTTTCTGATTTTACTCATCTTCTTCACCATCATTAACTGATAGTTGTATTCCTGCACCATTTAAAACGGCAGAGAAATATTCAGTCGTATCACGCAGTTCATGGACTATCTTATTCTTTGCATCAAAGACACAGATCCTATCTTGGAATATATTAATAAGTTTACATAAGTCCTCGATACCCATGTTGTTTGCCAAGTCCACTAGACTATCGTCATTTTCTTCTATTACTGGATATTTATAGTATGTCATTTTTTTCTCCTTAGTGTAGTTGTTCCATACAGCATTCATAAACATAAGAGAAATCATCATTAAGTATCTCTAAATCTTCCTCGCTTAATTCCCCTCCACCTTTCCAAAAGGCTTCCTCTATATAAGAGTTACATAAATCAGGATAATCACTTGTATCTATATAACATGAT